TTAAAGAAAGGATTAGAGAAAAAAGAACAATGGGCGGTTAAATTATACTTTGAATACTTTTATGGCAGACCTCAACAAAGGGTAGATGTTACAACTAATGAGGAGAGTTTAAATATGCCTTTAATAAACTTTGTTAAAACTGAATCTTAACGAAAAATATAATCCACTATTTGAATCTGATTGCCGATACTTTATTATAACAGGGGGTAGGGGATCTGGTAAGTCTTTTGCGGTTACGGTGTTTCTAACGCTGCTAACTATGTCTAAGAATATAAGAGTGTTGTTTACAAGATACACTATGGTATCAGCACACCTATCTATAATACCTGAGTTCTTAGAAAAGATAAGCCTATTAGGCTTTGAGCATATCTTTAGTGTTAACAAAGCAGAGGTAGTAAATCTTAAAAACAAAAGTGACATATTGTTTAGAGGTATCAAGACCTCAGCAGGTAACCAGACCGCAAGTCTAAAGTCATTACAAGGGATAAGTTGTTGGGTGTTAGATGAAGCAGAGGAGTTGATTGATGAAGATATATTTGACACCATAGATTTAAGTATTAGAGAAAAGGGTGTACAGAATAGAATCATATTAATACTAAATCCTGTAACTAAAGAGCATTGGATATATAAAAGGTTTTTTGAAGACAAAGGCGTACAAGCTGGTTTTAATGGCGTTAGAGACAATATATGCTATATCCATAGTACATATCTAGACAATAAAGAAAACCTCTCTAAGAGCTTCCTAGACCGTATAGACGCTATAAAGCATAGAAACTTTAAAAAGTACAAACATAAAATACTTGGTGGCTGGCTAGACAAAGCAGAGGGTGTAGTCTTTGAGAATTGGTCAATAGGAGAATTTAACCCAGATAACCTACAAACATCTTGCGGTATGGACTTTGGGTTTAGTGTAGATCCTGATAGCTTAGTAGAAGTAGCAATAGATAAAAAGAAAAAAATAATATATCTAAAGGAACACATTTACCAAAACGGATTAAAGTCTCATGATTTAGCAAAGATAGTTTTAGATAAGGTGGGGGATAAATTAATAATAGCTGATAGTGCAGAGCCTAGACTTATAGAGGACCTAAGACATTTAGGAGTAAACATTAAGCCTGTTAAAAAAGGAACAGTAGAAAGTGGTATAACTCGTATGCAGGATTATGAGTTGATAGTTACACCTGAAAGTATTAATATAGCAAAAGAGCTTAACAATTATGTTTATGCAGATAAAGGATCAAAGCTTTATGTAGACGCTTATAATCACAGTATTGATGCCTGTCGTTATAATATAATTTACCACTTAGACAATCCTAATTTAGGCAGGTATTTTGTGCAATAAAAAAAGGGGTAAGCCCATTACCAACTTACCCCTAAAACTGTACTAATTAAAAAATAAAACGGTGCAAATATAATACTTTAAACTAAATATCAACAATTTCTATTATATAATATATGAAGGTTAAAATTAAAGAGAAGGGCAAGCAAAGAAAATATAAAGTTATTACTAATTGGTCAGATGTAACATTAGAGAGGTGGGCAAAATTAATTAGTATAAAGAGTGGAACAAAAAGTGAAGAGGCAAGAGATACAATAGCGGCGCTATCAGATATACCTAAAAAACTCATAGACAAATTAGAGTTATATCATATAGCCGCTATTATGCAGGCGTTAGGAACAATGCAAAGAGAGGAGAAGACCTGTCTTAGAGAGGTTATAGAAATAGACGGTAAAGAGTATGGGTTTCACCCAGATCTAGAAAGTCTAACACTTGGAGAGTATGCTGATTTAGAAACATACTTAAAGGATATGGAGAACAACATGGCAGAAATAATGGCAATATTGTTTAGGCCTGTTGTAGCAAAAGAGGGAGACTTCTATCAAATAGAAGCGTATGACGGAGAGATAAAACTCAGGACGGAAGTAATGAGAAGAATATCAGCAGATAAAGTGCAAGATGCGCTGGTTTTTTTTTACAATTTCGCCGCAATATTATTGCCGACTATGCTATCGTTTTTGACAAAGGAGCTGAGGGAAACGATAAAGCAATAATAACAAATGACTTCGCTAAGAAGTGGAGTTGGTTTGGAGTGATGTATAGATTAACAGGAGGAGAGATAGTAAATTTAGAAAAGATAACAAGACTTAATCTTTTAGAGGCTTTAACATGGTTAAGTTATGAAACAGAATTAAATAGTCAAAATAAAGTAAATACAAATTATGGCGGTTAACAACAAAACATATAACAATGTAGTCAATTTCTTGGCTAGGCTAGGACAGTATCATGAGCAAATATCAACAGTATCAGTAGGAGATATATATGATGTAGCTATTGATAAGAATTTAAAAATGCCTTTGCTTCACATAAACCCAATCAATGTAACAACAGGAGATAGTGAGCTAGTATATAACTTCCAAATTTTTATTATGGATTTAGTTAGTAACGATATGGCCTTGCAAACTAGAGAGCAATACGATTTAAGTAAGTTGATAAACAACAACAACAATCAACAAGAGGTATGGAATCAAACATTAGGTATAGCTACTGATTTTATAGGAATGCTAAGACATAGTTCTAGGCAGTCTTTAGAGGGTGTTAATGATATTAACTTTCCTTTATATTTTACGCAAGATCAATTTACACTAGATCCATTCCAAGAAAGGTTTGATGACTTAGCTAGTGGCTGGGTGTTTCAAATAGGTGTAAAGGTGATGAATGATTTTGACACTTGTAATATACCTGTAACTAACCAAGGAGCAGGCTACTAATGAAATTCAAAATAGGTAAATATACAATAGAGATAGGATTTTTCAAAATAACAATTAAATTTTAAATAAATAATATGGCAGACTTAGTAACAACAATTTCAGAATCCGTAACACTAAACGGTGCTTTGCGTGGCTCTACAAACTCAGTAACAACAACAGGTATAGTAGATGTATTTGAAAGAATACTAACTTGTACTCATTCTCAAACTACAACAGTAGCGGTATTTAATGCAACCCCTCACGGAGCTGCTGGAGCTTTAGATGTAGAAAACTGTAAGTACTTCAGAATCACTAATTTAAGTTCAGATCAAGATATGATAGTAGCTTTTGTAACTTCAGGAGCAAACTACCAAGTAACTGTAAGAGCAGGAGGCTCGCACATTTTATACCAAGCAGAAGATGCAGTTATAGGTGAGGAAGACGCAACACCTGCATTTAGTGGTTTAGCAGATGTAGTAACAGTTCAAGTTAGACCTTCGGCTACAACTGATGTACAAGTAGAAGTGTTTGCAGGACTAGTATAATGGCAAAGTTTGAATACAATCATTTAAAAAACTACCTAAAAAGTTGGGGTCAAGAGGTTGTAAATAGTGCAAAGGAAAATTTACGACAGGCAGGTAAAGGAGGTGGGGATTTAGAAAACTCTATAACATCAAAGGTTTATGATTTAGGAGATGATTGGGTAGTTGAATTTTCAATGGCAGACTATGGTACATTTGTAGACAAAGGAGTAAAAGGAGCAGGAGGTACAATAAAATCTGGAGATCATGAGGGTAGTTGGGGTGGTCGTAGGTGGTTTATGACTTATAAAGGAAGAAGACAAGACGCACCTTATCAGTTTGGAACAGGTAGTGGTAGTAAAGGCGGTATGACAAAAGGGATAGAAGCTTTTGTTAAAAAGAAAGGTTTACAACCAAAAGCAGGAGGTACGATAAAAGGTCTTCAAATAGCAATCATGAAGGTATTATGGGTTAAAGGTATTCATGGTATATCGTTTTTCCAAAAGTCTTTAATGCACGGTTTAGCAGAGTGGGAACTAGATGTAGCTCCAGAAGTAAAACAAGACATAATAGATAATTTAGTAACTCTTCCTAATATAGAAAGAGCATAAAAAAATAAAAATGGCAAATCAATCATCAATAATAGAACAACATCCTCTATACGGCATTATACCTGTTGGACAAGAGATAGTATTTGTGGTGTCTAACGATACTGCGGTTGCTAACGAAACACAAGTTAAGTTTGTAGCACAAGTCCATATTAGCACAGAGCCACCTAACTTATCATCTACGGCAGGTATTATAGGTACATTTAAAACAACGCCTAATAATGCAGGTGTTGGAATATTTGATTTTAGAAGTATATTAGAATCATATGTAGATGCAGAGAATATGGCCGTAAACAATAGCTCTTATAAAGGAACAACAACCTCATCTACTGCAAGACACCCAATACATTTAATAGATAAGTTCTCAAAGAATGATAATACTATAAGATATATGGCAATACAATTTAAGGTAGAATATTTAGGTGCAGATTCAACTCAGCCTAATGTTGTTACTGCTGATCCTGTTACTGCCGAAAACTCAGGTGTCTTTAAAATATTTAACGGTTATTTAAAACATAGTGATATATTAAACTCAGAGCTTAACTCAAATAACTTTGGCTTTGATTTAGAAGACTTTAAGCCTGTTGCTACATTCCCTACTGTAAACACTAGAAAGTTCCTTACAAATGCTCCTACTACTTTATATGCTAATATAGAAGACTACGGAACATTTGCCTTTTTACAAACATCAGGAACTTTAGCTACTAATGTTGCACAAATAGAGTTTAAGTATTATGATTCTGACGGCTCAGCTTTAGGGTCTGAAATTGTTACTAAGAATTTTACCAATGGTGCTTATGATGCTTATAGTGCGGAATCAAAAAAACAGATACTTTATGTAGGGTGCTATCCTGCTAATTTGAGAAATTGGTCTAGTACTTTTCAAGCCTTGGTAACCGCAGGAACAATACAAGGAGGTTACTACACGGTAGGATTAGAGAATGGAAGTGCTTTAGCTACAACCGCTCTTTATACAATTAATGTAAATTGCCCAGATCAAAGACAGTATGAAAGCATTAGACTATGTTGGTTAAATCAATGGGGTGCTTGGGATTACTATACATTTACTAAGAAGTCAACAAGAAGTATATCTACGCAAGAATCTACATACACTCAACTTGCAGGAAATTGGAATGAGAGGGTATATAACACGGATAGTTTTAGAGGTGGTAAAAAAACATTTAGAAGAGACGCAACAGAAAGAATAAGAATTAACACTAATTATGTGAGTGAAAGCGAGAATGTAATGTTTGAAGAACTTATAAATAGCCCAGAGGTTTATTTGTTAGAGGGCTTTCAGACAGACATAAACTACTCATTATTAACTAATTATGTAAAACCTGTCACGGTTACAACTTCTAACTTTACAAGAAGGACGGTAGCAAATGACAGATTACTTCAATATACTTTTGAAATAGAAAAAAGCAAAACATTAAGAACACAAACAGTTTAATATGAGCGTACAACTTATAGTATATCCGCAGTATTTTGACGGTGCAAATTCGTTAAACTCTATATTTGTAAATGAGTATTTAGTAGACGGTCTTGGCTTTGTAACTGTTGACGGCTCTAGCTCAACATTAAGTGTATCAGGAACTTTACCAGATGCTTTTGTTACGGCTAATAGTTTTAGTGTCAACACTTGGTATAGGTTTAGTGCAACGACAGGATTTGTAGGTGAAGTAGGTGGCTCTATCGCTTTCCTTACTGGAACAGGTATTTTACAAAGACTATCTAATTTATCAGTAGGAGCTATATATGAAATAAAATTTGAAATAACTACAAACTCAGGGGCTATAAAAGTTTATAGATACAACGGCAATACTTTTATCTCACCTATGCAAAGCGTTACAGGATCAGGAACACAAACAATACAATTTGTTGCTACTTCTACTAGTGAAACTATTGTTTTTTACAGCACAACTTCGGTTATTATTATAGATAGTATCTCTATAAAAAGCACGACAGTAACTCCAAGCCAAGTACTTAATCAAATAGGAAACGGTCAAGTAATTGTTGATCTATATGAAGACGAAGACATACCATTAACCCTAAGTGTAGATGAGTTTAAAAATGTAGCAGAGAAGGTACAAAGCTACTCTAAAGCGTTTAAGCTCCCAGCTACTAAAAGAAACAATAAAATATTTGATAATATCTTTGATATAACAAGAACTACAACAGGAATAGTATCACAATTTAATCCTTATGTAAAAACACAATGTGAGTTAAAGCAAGACGGTTTTATTTTGTTTGAAGGCTATTTAGCACTAATAGATATATCTGATATAAATGGAGAGATAAGCTATAATGTAAACTTATACTCAGAAGCTATTGCACTGGCAGATTTTTTAAAGGAGAGAAAGTTTAGTGATTTAGACTTTAGTGAGTTAGCACACACTTACGATAAAGTGTCTATTAAAAATAGTTGGGACGATGCAGTTGGTTTACCTTTATCTAACCCACTATCTACAACTAGTTATGCTTACAAAGGTATATTAGGAGTTAATAATACTGCGGTTTTAAAATATCCTTTTGTAGATTGGCAGCACGACATTCTCTTGTCAAATGGTACTAATGGTATTACCGACAACCCAGAGCTATCTAGTTTGAATCAGGTGTTTAGACCTTGGATTCAATTAAAATATATAATAGACAGAATATTTGAAGGTACGCCTTTTACCTATACAAGTGAGTTCTTAGAGAGTGCAGAATTTACTAAATTGTTTATGGACTTTAATTGGGGGTCTGGTGAGCTCCCAGCTTTTATAACTTCATCTGGCGGTAATGTTACTCTTTCTTATGGATATGGAATGTGGTCATATGAACTAGGAGGAATTTTTGCTCCTACGGTTAATGCAGGTACATCTTTCACATCTTTAGAGTTACAAGATTGGGGTATAGGAACGCAGCAAACCCCTCCAGATTACAACATTAGTACCCATACATTAACTGCTCCAGCAAATGGTTTAATTTGTGCAATATCAGGACATTGGACTGTGGAAAATACTTC